GCCGATGCGCGTGATCACGTTGCCCGGCTCCAGTCCCGACCCGAAGATCTGCTGACTTGTACCGATCCGCCAGCCACGCCGTGTGGGCCATGGTGCGCTGGCGGGAGCGCATGCGAGCGGCCAAGGCGGCGCCGTTCCCCGACCACAAGCCCAAGGGCGCCTCTACAGCCGACAAGTGGTGTTACATCCACGTCCGCTCGACGCGGGGTGTTACAAAGCCCGAGTCCGAGCATCTCGGGGATCCCGAGACAGTGCTGCTGCTCTTTGAGCGCCTGGACCGACACCGATACCTCACCCGGTTGTATCTGGAACACCAGCGCCTCAATGCGTTTCCTGGTCGTGAGCGTCGCCGAGCATGGCGTGCCATGGCCTGGTTTGCCAAAGAACTGTGCTGGCGCGGATTGCTTGATCACCCCCCCAAAACGTGCAACCGAAATCTTCACGGTGAATTTCCCGCCTGCCGGCACGGCTGTAGGACGGGATAAAGATTTTCCTTGACAAGAAAGAAGCCGAAGGCTTACTTTTTAGTCCAAGATGGGCGAAGGTATCGAAGGGCCTCGGGGTTTCCCCCGGGGCCTTTCGTATTTCAGGGGGGACGGCCATGTGGAAGATCATCGGCATCTGCCTCAAGACGGGCAAGCGGGTCGATGTTGCCACAGCCGAGAACGAGGCCGAGCGCGCGATGATCCTGAGTGAGGAGCGGAAGAATTACCGCCGGCTCTTCTCCGTGCGGATTGCGATGGTGGCTGCGTGATCGTTCGCCTCGTCCCGATCGGCGCCGTCACGCCGTACCCGCAGAACCCGCGGAAGAACGACCAGGCGATCGAGAAGGTCGCCGCGTCGATCAAGGAGTTCGGATTCCGGCAGCCGATCGTGGTCGACCGCGACATGGTCGTCGTGGTGGGCGATACGCGCCTCAAGGCGGCCCGCTCCCTGGGGCTGGCCGAGGTCCCGGTACACGTGGCCGAGAACCTCTCGCCCGAGCAGTGCCGGGCGTACCGCATCATGGACAATCGGTCGAACGAGGAAGCCGAGTGGGACATGGAGCGGCTGGCCGAGGAACTACGGGGCCTCGAGGCCGCGCAGTTCCCCCTCGAGTTCACCGGGTTCGACGAGAGCGAGCTGCAGCGGATCACGTTCGCCGGGCCGGGGGGAGGCGGAGATGGTGACGAGCCTCCGTCCCTTCCGACGCAGGCCGTGGCCTGTCCCGGGGACCTGTTCGTCTTGGGGGCGCATCGGTTGCTGTGCGGAGACGCGACGAGCCTACGGGACGTTGCCCGGCTGATGGACGGCCGGCGGGCCGACCTGGTGTTCACGGATCCGCCGTACAACGTTGACTACACCGGCAAGACGGTCGACGCCCTAAAGATCGTCAACGACACGATGGACGGGCGCCGTTTCCGGGCGTTCCTCCTGGCGGCGTTCCAGGTCCTGTTCGCCAACGCTCGCGAGGGCGCTCCAATCTACGTCTGCCACGCCGACACCGAGGGCTATAACTTCCGCGGGGCCCTCACCGACGCCGGCTGGCTGTTCAAGCAGGCGATCGTGTGGGTGAAGGATTCGTTCGTCATGGGCCGGCAGGACTATCACTGGCGTCACGAGCCGATCCTCTACGGCTGGAAGCCCGGCACGGGCCACACGTGGGCTGCTGACCGCACCCAGGACACCGTGTGGGAGATCCCCCGGCCGAAGCGCAGCACCGAGCATCCGACCATGAAGCCGGTCGAGCTGGTATCCCGCGCGATCGTAAACAGCAGCAAGCCGGGCGACATGGTCCTGGACCCGTTCGGCGGCAGCGGGTCGACGCTGATCGCCTGCGAGTCGGAGGGCCGGGTGTGCCGCATGGCCGAGCTTGATCCCCGCTACGTTGACGTGATCGTGGAGCGGTGGGAAACCTTCACAGGGAGGTGCGCGGAACTTGTCCGAGAAGGAACCGCTGGCGAAGGCGATCGAAGAGCGGAGGGCGAAGGAGAAGGCGCAGTTCCTCGAGGCGCTGCGGGCTAAGTTCGGCAACGCCACGGAGGCCGCCAAGGCCGTCAAAATCGCCAGATCCGCAGCCTATAAATGGCGCCGCGATGATCCAGTGTTCGCCGCAGAGTGGGACGAGATCAACGAGAGCCTGAAGGACTTCGCCGAGAGCAAGCTGATGATCAACATCAGCCGGGGCAAGGAGGCGTCGATCTTCTTCTTCCTCAAGTGCAGGGCGAAGGACCGCGGGTACATCGAGCGGATGGACATCAATCATAGCGGCAAGCTCTCGCTCGAGGATGTGCTGGCGGCGTCCTGGAAGGCAGGCGAGATGAAGCCCGATGCAGCGACCTGAGCTTCTCCGGTACGCCGCGGAGCGGACGGCCCGCTGGCGCGCGGAGCCGGTTCAGATGGTCCGTGAGGAGTTCGGCGTCGAGCCGGATCCGTGGCAGGCGGAAATGCTCGTGGCGTTCGCCGACCCGTCGCCGGAGAAGGCGCGGATTGCCATGAAGGCCTGCAAGGGGCCGGGCAAAACCACGGGACTGGCCTGGTGCATCTGGAACTTCATGGCCTGCTACGGCCGCCCGGGGGAGCACCCCAAGGGCGCCGCAACGTCGGTCACCGGCGACAACCTGGACGACAACCTCTGGCCGGAGCTTCAGAAGTGGCGCAGCCGGTCGCGATATTTTGAGGCGGCCTTCGAGTGGACTAAGACGCGGATCTACTCGCGGCACCATCCGGAGACGTGGTTCTTCTCCGCCCGGACGTGGCAGAAGACCGCCGACAAGCAGCAGCAGGCGAACACGCTGGCCGGGCTGCACAGTGAGTTCCTGCTGTTCGTCCTGGATGAGTCCGGGGGCATCCCCGACGCCGTCATGGCGACGGCCGAGGCGGGGCTGTCGACGCGCAAGCCGGGGCATTTCCTCAAGATCGTCCAGGCGGGAAACCCGACGCATCTCGAGGGGCCGCTCTATCGGGCCTGCACGACCGACCGGCACCTGTGGGTGCTGATCGAGATCACCGGGGATCCGGACGACCCGGGGCGGTCGCCCAGGATCGACATCGAGTGGGCGCGGCAGCAGATCCACGACTACGGCCGGGAAAACCCGTGGGTGATGGTCAACGTCCTCGGGCGCTTCCCGCCGGCGTCGATCAACGCTCTGCTCGGCCCTGACGACTGCGCGGCCGCCATGCGGCGGATTATCGAGGCGGATGTCTACGTCAACGCCCCGAAGGTCCTCGGTGTGGACGTGGCCCGCGAGGGCGACGATCGGTTCGTGATGTTTCCCAGGCAGGGGCGCGTGGCGTTCCGGCCGAAGATCGCGCGCAACCTGAAGACTCAGGAGCAGGTCGCCATGGTCGCCCGGGCTTCAGATACGTGGGGCGCAGACGGGATCCTGGTAGACGCAACGGGCGGATTCGGCGCGGGCCTGATCGACGGCCTGCAGGCGGCGAATTACACCGTGCTCCCGGTCCACTACTCCGGGGCGCCGTACGACACCCGCTACCTGAACAAGCGGGCGGAGATGTACTTCGAGGCGCAGGCGTGGGTCAAGGGCGGCGGCTGCCTGCCGAATATGCCCGAGTTACAGCGTGAGCTCTGCGCGGTCACGTACATGTTCCGCAAGGATAAGTTCGCGCTGCTGGAGAAGGAGCATTTCAAGAAGCTGCTCGGGTACTCTCCCGACCTGGCTGATGCGTTCGCCGAGACGTTCGCGTTCCCGGTCCAGAAGAAGGCGGCAGCCCACAGCCAGTTCGCGGACATGTCCTTCGACCCGCGGCGGGTGGGGCGCCCGGACGTCCACGGGCCGGAGCAGGGGTTCGTAGAGGGCGTACGGCTGCCAACGTTTAGAAGAAGGACCTGATGAGGAGGGATGGCGATGAATCTTCGGCACATCGATGAATTCCTGGAGAAGCACGCGGCGGGATGGAACCTGTTCAAGGGGGATTTCCGTATCAGCAGGAGTTCATTCCGGCGCAACCTGTTGGATGACTTGTTTGGTGGACAGAGCCTAATTGGTCACGCCTACAAGGGGATTTCTGATCTCGGAACCGCCGGCAGCGCCGCCCTAGGGTATGAGACACCGGAGGCCAAGGGCGATAGGGTGGCGGCGGAGAAAAAAGCCAAAGCGGAAGCCGAGGCCGCCGCCAAGCAGGCAGAGTTCGAGGCGTCCAGGCGCGCGGGCCTCGAGCGCCTGGCGCAGAAGCGGAAGAAGGGCTTCGGCGCGTCGATGATCGTCAACCCGACCCTCGGCTCCAGTTCGACCCTCGGAAGCTGATCCCATGGCCGGCGACCCGCAGCAGATCCTCGCCCGCTTCGCGCAGCTACAGCAGATCCGGCAGCCCTTCGAGCAGCATTGGGAGGACATCGCCGAGGTCCTAATGCCGCGGAAGCGCGGGATCATCACCCGAGGCAAAAAGCGCGAGGGACAGAAGCTGACCGACCTTCAGTACGACGGCACCGGGACGCGCGCTGCCGAGAACCTCGCGTCCTTCATGCACGGATCCATGACGGCGTCGACCTTCCCATGGTTCGGCCTGCAGACCCGAAACGTGGGCCTGATGGACATGAAGGTCATCGCCGACTGGCTGGAAGAGTGCGCCGAGCGAATGCTGGCGGCGTTCGCCATGAGCAATTGGGATTCGGAGGCTCCGGAGGCGTACCTCGACAACATCATCTTTGGCACGGCCTCGCCCATGTTCATCGAGGAGGACGAGATCGAAACGGAGGGCCAGAAGTTCGGCGGCCTGAAGTTCACGGCGATCTCCCTGGGCGATGCATGGTGCGCGGAGAACCGCAAAAGGCGGATCGACACGGTCTATTGGTTGACGTCGATGGCGGCGATCGACGTGGTCAACGATTGGCCGGATACCGCGTCGGACACCACGAAGGCGGCCGCCAGGACCCGCCCGTATTCCACGGTGAACATCCTCATGGCCATCGAACCCCGGAAGAATATCCCGCGCGCGAACGGCCAGCGGCCCTTCTCCTGGGATATGCCGTACGCCTGTTATTACCTCGAACCCGACCGCCGCTCCCTTCTCGAGGAAAAGGGATTTCATGAGTTCCCGGCGCCGACCCCCCGGTGGTCCCGCGGAAACGGCGAGAGGATCTACGGCCGCGGCCGGGGAGACTCCGCCTATCCGGACGTCCGTACGCTAAACGAAGCAGTCCGGTACAAGCTCATGAGCCTTGCGATGGCCCTCTTCCCGCCGCTCTTGAAAGACGTCGGCCTGGCCGGATCCATCCGCTGGCTGCCGGGGGCGGTCCACGACGTGAACGGCAAGGCGCTCGGCATGAACCCTCCCGTCCAGCCGATTTTGAACGGAGCCCAGTTCGACGTGGCCGAGGTCGAAGAAGAGAAAATGCGGGACGTGATCAAGGAGGCGTTCCACTCCGGCCTGCTGCAACTGCCCGAGAAGGAAATGACGGCGCAGGAGGCGCACCTCCGAATCCAGCTGATGATGCGCGTCCTCGGACCCGGGGTGCTCGGCCGCCACAAGTCGGAGTTCCTTGATCCGACGATCACGCGGGTATTCGGCCTCATGCTCCGCGGCGGTGCTCTCCCTCCCCCGCCTCAAGAGATCCTGCTGGCCCCTTCCGAAGAGCGGTCGATCGACGTGGTCTACAAGGGACCCCTGGCGGCAGCGCAGCGGTCGCAGGACACCCTGGCGATCGACAGCCAGATGGACGCCACGCTCACGGTGTTCGAGCGGACGCAGGATCCCGAGGTGCTCGACACGATCGACTTCGACGAGGCCATGTGGAGCCGGTCCGCCGGAGGATCCGTCCCGTCGAAGGTCATGCGAGGCAAGGACCAGGTGGCAAAACGCAGGGCGGCGCGGGCGAAGGCCGCGCAGGCAGTGCAGGCGCGCGAGGAGCGAACCGCTATGGCGGATGAATCGCTCAAGACCGCAAACGCGCAGAAGGCGCTGGCTCAGGCCGACACCGGCATGGGTGACAGAACGCGCATGGTCCCTGAAGCGGAGATGGGCTTGTGAGACCTGGCCCCACGAACCAGCAACGGCTGCTGCAGGAGATCGTTGCGGAGCGTGATCGGCTTACCCGGGGCGCCACGAGGGAGAAGCTCGAAGCCTACCGGCTGGCCTTCAAGACCCCCGAAGGGAAGAAGGTCCTGGCCGACCTGAAGGCGTCGTACGGCGGGATCTCGTTCGTCCCGGGGTACTCCG